CCATAGAGACCTTTAACATCTCTAGAGGTAAGCGGACGGTTGAGCGCTTTTTCAATTCCGAGAAAGACCAGGGTGCAAAACACCATGGCCTCGATCGGGAACGTCAAAGCACTACCCATCGATGCGAACTTGGAAAGATCAATGATCTCGCCTTGAACATCAGCCCGTAAAGACCGAGAAACCTGCACTGCCTCCCCTATCCAGGGGAAGTTAGCAAACATCTCTTTCACGAGTTGATTCGACACTCTATCTGAGGCCTCTTTGAGGTCTAGCGTCGCGAGCTTACCGCTCCGACTGCCTTCTCTAGCAAGATCCTGGTTAGGGACTTGACTATCGAAGCAGACAAATTGACGCGCATTGTTATCAATGCGTATCTCTTCCTTCATCATTCCCAGGATAGCCTGCTGTATGAACATCATAACAGTAGGCTCCATAGCAATGATGCGGGGAGTACCGAGCGTCTTATAAACATCAGTGACCACAACGGGTCGCTCATGTTCAGGGTGACGATGGTCCACATGGTTCTCTACCCAGTCTTGTTGACTGTAAGAGGGAGAGCCCCATTCAATGAATGGGAAAAGCTCCTCCAAGCGCCACGTCCACTCGTCTAGAGTGAACTTCTGATTGCCTTTTAAGCGATCAGCTGTGGCGCCGGGACCATGTGCTGGTGTCAATTCTCCGTAGTAGATCCTTTGATCGAAACGGGAATTGAGACGTCTCCAGAGGAGATTAGCCATACGCTTGAAGTCCAGCAGATCGCTAGAGCTACGAGCGCGGTCACCAGCGCGGACGTCGTCTTCGCACTTGATGTATTCTTTGTACGCGGCCTGTACTCGTTCATCTGAACAGCGCAGTTCCACCTTGCCGTACGCCATTGTTACCTGACGTACAGCTTGGATCGCCGTAATACTCGGAAAATCAAGCAACCGTCCACTCCCACGGTCGAACACTTGCTCCAACAGCCCACCCAAGAACTTGGGGAGCTGACCCTTTCGCTGGAAACCAGCAAAAACGGAGGGAAGCACCTGACCTTCATCCAAACTTCTTTCGAAGTCCTTGGCGAAGGCAGGTAGGGTAATCGATAAAAACGATTGCCCTTCATGTTCGAACCGATCCGCGATTGTTTTAAGATCGCGGTGGGTGCTTGTGTGACATCTGTCGCTGGCGTCAGCCAGCAACATCTGTAGGAACACAATTTGGCTTTTCATGGATCCCTTTCAAAGGTGATTCATCCAAAGCCATGGCGCGCAGAGGGGTGAAAGCTTAGCTTTCACCTCCCAGCCACTTAATGAGGTTCGCATCGGAAGTAGCAGAGAGGTTTCCAAGGAAACCCTTGATCTGGTCCTTCTGATCCGCGAGCGACATCCCCACGTTGGGGGTGATGGCAACCAGATAGACGCCAAACGGAACCACACGGTTCACGTCAGGGAGAAGCGGATCGGCCGCAATCTTCGAGGTATCAAGGCGAATGACTCGACGAGTCGACACCTTACCCGGAGAATG